TGTTCCTGAAGGGTGTACCTGGTGTCAAAGAGTACCTGTCATGTCTAGAGAAGGGTTGGTTCTTCAAGAAAACACCAGAGCCACGTGGCTTAATCCTTGACCCATACTCACTCCCGTTCGACACCCCATCTCCACCGTCTACAGTTGTTGCATCTGAGGTGACACCAGTCTTGTTAGATCTTGTCAAAAATAGGGATTTGGTTGAACTAAAGACAATAGCAAATGAAGATATACGCGGGTCACTGTTTCACTGGATAGGGTCATTCCAACCCTTTTACCCCAAAGTCGGTCACGATCTCTACAAGTGTTCTCCAATTGGTGTTCTTGATGGGCTCACCAAGAGGTTCACCAATACCCGAACCCTCCTCAACCTCACTAAACAGGCTGGCACGAACCTAGCCCGGATCTCAATCAACTCGGATCTTGCATATATCCGGCACGCGATTCGAAGGTGTATGTTAGTATTCAAGATCAATAAAGAGATTATGAGTATCCATAACCCAGTGAATAGTTTCCATATGTTGCAAAAACTTAGAAAGGCTTGGGGAGTAGGTGATTTACACGGAGTAACCAACCTCCACCCGTTGTCATCTGGGAAAATAGTGACCCTCCCACAGGGTTACCAAGACTTGAGTGGAGAAGGTGAGGTTGTCTGTATCAGTCCTGTTACTGACTCGGAGAAGTGCCCGACAACGAGGGGCCCTTACACCCCTTTCCTCGGAAACAGAACTAGCGATAAGGCAGTTGGAAAATGGGTTCGCCCTGTTGATTCTTCCCCACCACTGCGAGATGTCCTTAAAATCCTTATGATTCAGAATATGATGACCTTGCCAGGCTCAACTGCATGGGATGAGCTTGAAAAACTTGCCCAATCGAGAACCACGGTTGATCTTGTGCTTCTGAGGAACTTCCTACGGACACGATTTGGTGGCACTGATGGTCACCGATACAGAACGAGCAGTGATCCTCCTGGATCATTTGTCAATATATCAACAAACTTCCCAACCAACCTTGTTGTTTCTACAAATCATGCAGGAGAGCTTGGTCAGACTGATTATCCATTTGATTTCACTGAGGCAGTGACCTGTCTTCAAGGATTAATGGCTTGGTGGTGCTATGACCGTCCAAAGCGGGCTCCCTTTGGATTAGTTCTCCAGGTTGATATAGGCAGAATGGATCCGGTATTTGACCACATCATTGAAAGTGAATCTAAAATGACAGTCAATTTTCCCATTGCGACATCCTACTATTTGATGGCAACTGAGGTTGTTGTGTCATCAAACACACG